AGAGATATTCTTTTCTTAATAGACAATATTGTAGTGGAATGTTAATGGATAATGTAGGCATTATCCATTATTTATCATGTTACTACAAATACCATTCGGACTTAACTAATTTTCCACAAACTCCACATATTTCTCCAACTTTTCTATTAGGATTATAAGGATGATCTTCGTATTCTACAGATAAACAACCACAACGATCTTCTATGAGATCTACTCGTTTGGCGAGAGAATATCCACGTTTAGTTGCACTATTCAATAGTACAGTCATGCGTTTAATCCATTCTTCTTGAGATAATAGATCACCATAGTAGAAAGATGATCCAAAAATTTCAGCAGCTAATTCTTCATTGTAGAGATACAAATATTCGATAGTTTTAGGAAGTTCGTTTTCTTTTGATATCAGAGACATATTTAATCGCTACTCCATCCATATCTTGGTTTAATAATTTTTGACAAATATAATTTTGTATATTCCTTTGTTGAGACTGTCAGTTGCTGTCCGTTCTCGTCAAAAACAATCCAAGTATCATTTGATGCATCATATACAGGCAAAATTTTAAGATTCATATGGTCACACAGTATAATGCTCTAATTGATATCTACAATATCTATCATAATGTTCTTTTTCAAAGAATCTGAATTGAATACTATCTGGAGTTTCCCAGATAGTAAAATTGAGTTCTTCATTTATACAAAAAACATAATCACTAGAAGACCAGTTTTTTGTTCATAAACATATTCTTCTTTTTCCATATTCACTTCCAAACATCTTCCCAAGATCCTGACAGAGCACCCTTCGCATAATCTGTACTCCGATTCTCAAAGAAACTTGTGTGTCCAACTCCAACCATCGCATCTACCCAAGTAAGAGGATTCTTCTTAACTTTAAAGATTCCTTTCATACCCATGGAAATTAATCTCTTATCTGCAATATATCGAATGTACTTCTTAACTTCATCAGGTGTAAGATCTTCCATCGGACCCATGTTAAAGGCGAGATCGATAAATTGATCTTCTAATTCAACCATCTTAGTTGCAATGGTATAGATCTGCGATTTCAAGCTATCATCCCAAATTTCTCTATTCTCTTCGATGAAGGTTCTGAATAAACGGATCATAGATTCAGAGTGCATATCTTCGTCTAATAGAGACCATTGAATAATCATCCCCATTCCTTTCATCTTGCCGTGTCTTGCAAAATTAAGCAACATAACGAATGATGAGAATAATTGCATGCCTTCTGTGAAGGCAGAAAATACTGCAATATTTTTAGCAATACTTCTGGTGTCATCACCCTTATGTGAGAAGATATATTCATGCTTCTCTTTCATCGAAGCATACTCTAAGAATTCATTATAAGTTGTTTCCGGTAGACCAAGAGTTTCTACAAGATGAGAATATGCGGCAACATGGATTGCCTCACGGGCAGCGAATCCGAGTAACATCATTCTTACTTCTGGTTGAGGAAAGAATGGAAGATAGTTCGTTACATATCCGTCGGAGACATCGATGTCTCCTTGTGTGAAAAATCGAAAGATATGAGTCAAGAAAGTCTTTTCAGAAGCTGTCAACTTCTCCTTCCAATCCTTAATATCTTGCATCATCTCTACTTCAGTCCACAACCAATGCATTTGTTCATGAGTCTTCCAGGCATCAAAACACCAGGGATAGTGCATTGGTTTGAATGTAGATCTTTTATCTGTGATTTTTAACTTATTCTTTTTCATTAGATTCCTATACCTATTATAGCTTATAATCTACTCACAAGCAATACAACCTTCTCCATCAACTAATGCTTTAATATCAATATCTTCGATTCTCTTTCTATCGATTCTCTGTGAGATCTTATTGGCTTTCTTTATCTTTTCCGATCTACAATAGTAGAGTGTTTTCAACCCAGCTTTCCAACCCAAGAAATGGATAGCATGAAGATACTTAACACTTGTATCTGGTTTGAAAAATAGATTGACAGATTGTCCTTGGTCGATAAACTTCTGTCTATCTCCAGCTTTTTCGATAATCCAACGTTGATCAATTTCAATCGCAGTCTTGAATACTTCTTTCTCATCATCTGTTAAACAAGTTAGATGTTGAACAGATCCATCATTCAATACGATTGAATTCCAAGTTTCTTCCATATCAACACCCTTTGTTAGAAGAACTTTTTCTAATTCATGATTTCTATGAATGAAAGAACCCGATAGAGTATCTTGTCTGAATACATTGGCTCTGAGTGGTTCGATAGAAGGACTGATGTTACCTGAGATGATTGCATTTGTTGCAGTGGGTGCAATTGCAATACTATGTGAGAATCTCTTACCAGAACCAGCCATGTCAGGGGCTTCACCACGTTCTTTACCTAATCTTAGATTAGCTGCATCAGCATATTCTTTCATCGTCTTAAAAAAAGTTTTATTGAAAATCTTAGCAGCAACAGATTCAAAAGGAATCGATTTTGATTGTAGATATGAATGATATCCCATAACACCAATACCAATCGCTCTCTCCATCATCGCACTATATTTTGCACGTTCGATTGTATCTGGAGCTTCTTCGATAAATTTAGTCAACACATTGTCTAACATTTCGGCAACATCAGAAATGAGCTGATTGAATTGTTCTTTATATTCGTCATATTTGTACATATTAACTGATGACAAACAACATACTGCTGTACGATCTTTATCTGTTGGAAGTGTAATCTCGGAATTATGTACAAGGATATTATTTGCGAAGAAATTATTAACTCCTTCTACAGAAATATCATATACAGGAATTTTATCCACATCTATCTTTCTGATAGTAGGTGTGTCTTTTAACGTAATGTAATTCTTACTGCAATCGCCAGAAATATATCCAGAAAGAACGAGTAGATCCAGATCCGATTTCAAATCATGTGCTTCAACCCATCCACGATTCGTTGTATAAAACTTATGCTCTGTTGTACTTTTTAATACTCTTCCGAATTCTAATGATGTAATCTCATATAAAACATCTACATCCCCAGAATGTTTAGCTCCTTGCACAAGATTCCATTCAACTTCACCAGATTCCACATTCCAACTCTTAACCCAAATACCATCAGAATATACTCCAGAATTGTATTTCTGAACAAAAGTCTCTAATGATTCCACAAAGTCGTAATCACCTTCCTTGAATCTAGATAGTACGATTTCTGTGTCTCCGGTTAAGCAGCAAATGTTCGATTGTCTAATCCTCAAACCTTTATTATATTGTTCTCTCGGTAGAGCATGATTAGCAGTATCAATGAACATTAGATAAGGTTCACCAGTCATCATTCGCAATTCCAAAAGTAACTGCCAGAGATACTTCGCCGAAACTGTTTCTCTAACTTCTTTTGAAGCTGGATCGATAAGATCCCAAGAATCATCTGCATTAGGATCAACCATACATCTTTCAATAATCTGCATGAAAGAATCTGGAATCATTACAGCATTATGCATATTAAGACAACGAATATTTGGATCTCCAGTTGGTTTTCTCATCTCCATAAAATTAATGATATCCGGATGTGAGATATCAAGATATGCAGCGTAAGATCCACGTCTAGTTGTTCCTTGTCTATATGCCAGAGAACAAGAATCATAAGTCTTCATATGCGCCATAACACCAGTAGACTTTTCACTAGAAGATCTCATACCAACGCCCAAACCGACTCCACCACCTAACATAGACAACCAGTTAGTCTCTGAAAGAGATTCAACTAATCCTTCTGCGGAATCTGGAATATATGCCAAGAAACAGCTAATTGGAAGACCTTTCTTTGTTCTTCCATAAGAAAGAACTGGAGTCGAGAAACTTAACCAATGTTTAGAAGCATAATCATATAACCTTTGTGCATGTTCTGGATTAGAACCGAAAGTCTTTGCAACGAATGCATATCTCTTTTGAGGAGTGTCCTCATCTTCTCTCATATATGATTCTTTTAATCTCTTCAAACCTAATTCATCAAAGTTTGAATCTCTTGATAAATCGATCTTAATCCCTAGATAATCTTCTGACATCTAAACTCCTAAATATTTTTCAATGTATTCTAATTGATGTACGCAACAACATGGGTCATCATCGAAATTCTCATATTCTTGATCGTCATTACATGAACTGCAACAATTTTGTTCCGAATCGAATTTCACTATTCCTTCTTTATCGTAATCATATGCGTATGCTTTGTATTTGTAATTCATGATATTACTTAATATCCAATAAATTGTCGATCAAAAGTTCTAAATCTATGGCATAGAAACCGGAACAATTAATACAATTACATTCAACAACTTTCATAGAACCGTCTTCTAATTTACAAATATCGATAACAAATGAATCATCAGGCGAGTACTTATTGATCATTCTTTCTACGAATTTGAAATGTTCATCAAATTCTGTATTATACATCATATCGATATTTCTAATCCAATACAATCCTTCAGAATTATATTGCGATGCTGTGACTATTTTTCGATTTACAACGAAGAATCTGTATTCAGAAACAATAGTCTTCGGTGTAGAATAACACATCACATAATCATCATCTATTTTCTTTTTACCCAAAGATCTACCAAGATATTCTGTGTATTTGGTGGTTAATTCCATATAAGAATGAACACGTCCTTTAATCAGATTATCTCCATAAGCATCACGAATGTAAATTTGTTTTGTAAGATAATTTGATGATTCTTTCTCCATTTGTGGAAGATCACCGAAACGGAAAGTTTTCAAATCGTGATTGATAAAATCTTCGTCATATTCTTTTGCAAATTTGGTGTAATCATAATTAGATTCAGTGAAGTAGACTTGCATACCGATATCTTTAGCAAGCAACATAGTATTAACTGAACATAATGGAAAATAACTAGAGTAATCTTTATTTGGTAAAGATATATCCCATGTTAGAGAAAAGGGAATATGTTTAACTGTTTTGTACCACAAGTTTCTTTTTTGTAAAATAGATTCTAACTCATCAAATCTATCGCCAATATCTTCAATTATGAATTTCATGATTGAACATCCTTTCTGTATTCGTTCTTCATTGCAAAGATAAGACCTGATGGAGTAGACATTGGGTGAACACCACAAATGTCGTATGCCATTAGGTTAGGAAAGGACTTACGAACCAATGTTATCAGTGCAGGATCGAATGTAAATGGTTTTTTGAAAAACTTTTGGATATTAATCTTATACCCAAACAGAGCTAATAAAGGGGACAATAATATAAGAATGAATTCTTTTCTATTCATGATATTTACTTGATATGAGGAAAAATCTTATTGATAGCTTCTACACAGGCACGTGCAACCAGCATATGTTCTTTCTGTGTTCCGTTTCCAGTTCTAACTTCTAAGAAGTGAATCCAAGTTCGCAGAGAAGCATTCATATAAATCCTAGAGACTGTATTACCTTCTGGTAGAATTACTCTAGCAACTTCTTTTGCGATACCTTGCGAAACTGCATATTGATAGTGCATTTTAGCTTTTTCAATAATTTCCAGTTGCATCTGTTTCCAGATCTCAACCAAACCATAAGCATCTTCTTCTAATGCGATAGAATTTTGTCTGTTCTTAGTATCTTGAAGTCGACATTCTCTTAAACAAAATTCCAGATCTTGAGTTGGGTCTGCATATCTTTGGCTATATTCTTGAAAAAATGCAGATTTGTGTCGGAGAATCTGTCTCACAATATCACGTGTAGAAGTGATCTCTAAACAAACATTTGCCATCTCAAATGGCGACCAATGTTTATTCTTAATGAGATAATTTAATAATTTTTCAGAAGTTTCTGTGTTGTTTTGATTCGAAGGATTAGAAACTCTTGCACAAAAAGAGATAAGATTAGTCAAGGTATTAGTCTCTTCTGGATCAAGAAGATTGAGAAATTCTGGTCCAGGTTGTGAATACGAAACTAATCTAACATTCACGATCTCATCATATGTTTTATACATTTTTCTTTCCACCAAAATAAGGATTCGCTAAACCATCTTGAATTAATTTTAAATTGTATGATTGATTCGCTTGAAATTCTCTATCAGATTCATACACATAAGCCAACACCCTACCATACTTATCATCTTTATCTAACTCAGTTTTAATAGTAACAGTTCTATTTTCTAGAAAATTCTTCGCTCTTGCTGTTGCCCTAGAAGCTAAATCACGTTCTAACAAAATCTTAGAATTTTTTTCTGGGGTGTCAACACCAGCCAATCTAACCATCTTTCTAACAGAAACTCCGAATCCCAAATCAATTGTAGATTCAAAAGTGTCACCGTCAATTACTCTATCAATTTTTGCT